AAAATCACGAGCAGATAGTTCTCGTAAGTGGTTAATAAAAAATAAAGATGCCTATGCAGATAAAATGCAAAAAGGAACTTTAACTATAGGAGAAGCACTTGAGTTAGATTTTCACACAAGAAGTGTAACTATTCCTAAAGGTCTTACAGATTTACCTGAAACACAATCTCTTAAATCTACTGCTATTAAAACAAATTTAAAAAAATTAAACATACCTTTAAGTTCTCCATTTAAAGAGCTTGTTGATCCAAATACATTTAGTGCTGAAGGAATAAAAACTCCATTTTTTACACAATTAGGAAATGTTGAAACTCAACTAAATAGAATTGCAACAGAAAAAGGTTTTTCTTTAGATAAGTTGTATGGGGGACAGTTCTTACGAGTATCAGGTGCTGAAGGCAGGGCTGTTGCTTTAGGAATAAATGCAGCAACACAATCACGTGCATCAGCTATATTTGGAGGTCTTCCTGATGCAAAGATAGTAGCAAATGCTCTATTAGCTAATATAGAAAATCCAGAAATAGATAAAGTATTTTCTAAAGCTGATGTTATAAAAGTACGTGCTGGGTTAGCTATGATGTCTCTTGCACCGTTTAGACCCGGAGAAGTTGAAAATATTACCATAGATCAACTTGAGTTTGATGAAAATAATAACCCTATAAGAATAAAAGAATCTCGTAGAGGTAGAAAATATTTACCTAATGTAGATGTGCCTGAAGTTATGCAAGCTATCTTGAAAGATGCTGTAGAGCTTGCAAAAAATAACCCTAATGCTCAGTTGTTTGCATCCACTGATCAAATGAGTCAAGCAAGCACATTGGATAAGGGCAGCTTAAAAGCAATTTTAGCTCCATATGCTAATCAAATGAAAAGTGATACACGAACAGGTGTAATTGCTGGATCAAAAGATATAAGAAAACTTACAGGATCACTTATAGCTTATGCTGTGGGTGGACAAGATAATCCTGAGGAATATAAAAAAGTTGTTTCTGAAATTTTAGGACATGGTGATCCTAATTTTAATACTGTTATGGATACCAGTAGAAAATACTATCTTACACAGTTTTCACAAGAGGGAGTTAAATCTCCTACTTACAATGCATTAGATGCTTTACAGCATTATTACGCTAGAGTAGCAGAAGCACCATCATTAAACTTTTTACCAAAGATAATGAATGTAAGTGCAAAATCTCTCACAACTGTAGATGAAGCTAAAGTTACACCTGTAATATCAAATGTATCTGAAGCTCCACAAGCTGAATCAGCAAAGAAAACTTTAACAGATGTTGATGCAGAAGCATTTGATGAACTTGTTAGTAACAGACGAGCTAAATTAAAATTATCTACAGCAAAATTTAACGCTGCAGCAATCGGTTTAAATGCAGAAAATTTAAAAAAAGAATTAGAATATCTTGCTTATTTAGAAGCGAATGAAGAAACCCTTTTTGAAGGTAGAAAAAAGGATGTTGATTTGCAATTAAAAACAGAAGACTATGAAGCAGAACAACGAGGATTGAAAAAAGCAGCTATTGAACAAAAAAATCAAGGGGATGCAGATTCAATAATTGATAAATTTCGTGAAATGTTTGGAAATAAAAAAGATAAATCTAATATACTTAAATTTGATGATGTAAGTGTTGACCCAAGTGGTGCAGCAACTATAGATATGGGGAATATTGATACAACAAATATTGATAGAATTAAAACTATTGGAAAAATTGTGCCACTTGCTGGGGCAGCTGTAAGTGGATATTTTTGGCAAGATACATTAAGAAAAGATCCTAAAGAATTTATGTCTCCTGAAGAACAAGAAACAAGTGGAGGTATTCCATTTGATGGACTAGAACCGGGCATACAAAAAGATTTAGAATTTAGAAGAGCAGGAAGGGCTGAAACGTATTTAGGAGAGGGGCTGTTACCACCTGTAGACCCCTCTATGTTAAATATTCTTTCAGATACAAAAGTACCTACTGTTGGGGAACTTACATTTCCAACTGCTGATGAAACAAGAGCAATGAGAAAAGATAATAGAAATTACTTTGAAAAGGTAATGACTGCTGGAAAAGAAGCAGGTACAAAGTTAATGATAGGATCAAGATTTCCATCAACTTTATTTAATAATTAAAACTAAAGGGAGGGCAATATGCCACAAGGTAACTACAACTATGATGCAGGGTACATTATGAACTCAGATAAAACATCTGTCGATGACCCAATGGGATCAAACCAGTTGACTCGTGAAGGATTGCAATTTGATACAAGAGCAACACAAGATGTTCTTACTCAAGATGCACCAAAACAACAGTCAAAGCCGACAGTTGAAGGTTCATTGTTTGCAATGGCAGAACAACGAGACTACTAATACACAATGTCTGATAACTTTCTTGAACCAGCCGATGACGAGCAGGTAGTTGTTGCGACCCCAGAGGATCAACTGCCCGGTCTTGTTGGATATATAAAAGAAAAATTTGATGGGGCTGAAAATGGGAGATACACCCATGAACAGCGTTGGCTGACTTCGTTCAAGAACTTTAGGGGTATCTACGATTCAAGTACAACCTATAGAGAGTCAGAACGATCACAAGTCTTTATAAAAATTACAAAGACAAAAGTGCTGGCTGCCTATGGTCAAATTGTAGATATACTTTTTGGATCTAAGAAGTTTCCAATTACAATTGAGCCTACTCCTGTTCCTGAAGGAATAGCAGAGTTTGCACATCAAAAGACACCTCTTGATGATCTGCAAGCTCCTCAAGATCCTTTTGGATATCAAGGAGATGGAAGAGAAGTTCTTCCCGGTGCAATGGAAGCAACACCTAAAGATAACGTACTAGGAGGTCTTGCTGATAAGTATGAAGGAATACCCCTTGTTGAAGGTGCTTCTAAGATTGGTGAAGTGCAAATATCTCCTGCAATGGAATCAGCATTAGTTCTTGAAAAGCAAATACAGGATCAACTACTTGATACTCGTGCTGTTAATACAATGAGAGCTGCCATCTTTGAAATGGCTATGTTAGGCACAGGCATTGTAAAAGGACCATTTAATTTCTATAAGCGTGTTCATAAGTGGACAAAAGGCGAAGGTGGTGAAAAGA